TTGCTGAAAGTACTAAGGCTGTTCGGTATTCTATTTAGTGCAGCAACAATCATTCTGGTGATAATATTTTTCCGTGGTGAGGATCAAGTCATAATGTCTTGGACAATGCTGGGGATGTGCGGAGCTCTGATTTTTAATGGAGGAGCTACCTATTTTAAAACTAAGGATAAAATGGCTGCTCTATCTTCGATTGTTGGGATTGTCCTCTTAATATTCTCGCTTACTCAATTTCCGTTTTAACAAAACAACCCCATCAACCTATAAAGGTTGGTGGGGTTGTTTTACGTTTTTCCCTTTTTTTTATTAATAACGTGTTTCAGCATGTTGCTGCTGTGTATCCTTATTTCTTTTTCTTCTTTGTAGGTCCGATCTGGCGCCTTACTTTATTGTTCTCATCAACCTCAATAATATAAATGTCCTTCACTGTACCGGAAAGAGTAAACCATTCACGTAGAGCATCAGCTTCAGTCATTGGCCCCAATATTCGTTTTCCCCTATAACATATAAAAAACACTCCTACTCCTTAGTGAGTTTGCGAAAATGCAATAATCCTCAAAGCGATACTTATTAACTATTTTCAAAGAGTCTCATTATTTTATATTAATGCTAAATTATAGGAGATGCAATATTGAGAGATTGTTCCTGTTAGTTCAAGTAACGTATCCTTTTTCGTTATTAGGTACCCTTTCCCAAAACTACTGCTCTAAATTTGTTTGGCAAGCATTTTATTATGGAGAAGGAATAGACTTGACTAACGTTAACAATACTCCTGATCTTAGAGGATTTGTTACTCCATCAATGGTTATAAACTCTCCTTTCTAAATCTATATGACATCATTTAAAGCTATTTAATAATTAACTGTTGAGTGCCCCCTGTTTTTTTGCAGGGGGTTATGATTATTCCTGTTAGTTTCAAAAACGTAATACTCTGGTCAGTCTTTACACTTTATGTCTAAAGCTTATTTTTAAAAAAAGTAATACTAAAAATATCACTGAACTATGTTAATATGTATGGAAATTGAAGTTTTATCAGTTATAACTAGTTTTAATACAGGTGGTGCTTCAAAAATTAGAAAATTCTTGGCTATTACAGCAATAATTATTATTTTGCTCGTTATTGGAATTTATGCAGCACTTCAGTATAAATATAATACGCTCGAAAAAAGTATGAAAGAATACTTGATTACTGTAGAAGGGTACTCTGAATCAGATTTAGTGAGTATAAAAGCTAAGCTTAGTTTAATGCCGAAATTTCCTGTATATGTAAGATTTGCTGATGACCCTGATACTAGCTACATTTTCACAGATAGAGATGCATCTGACTGGAAACAACTAGACCCTAAGGAACCGCAGCGATTAAAAAAGGGTGATAATTAGTGTTTATTAGGAAGCATATATAATACTCTGATGTGATTTAATTAATCTGTTATTTTAGAGAAACTGAAATATTGCTTTTAAAAATGGTTACAGAGGTGAAAAAAAGTGGTGCCGATAATGGCACCACTTTTGCTTTAGTCAACTACAGTGCACCATAATTGCACCAATTCGTTTTTCATTCAAAACATAAACATCCCTAAACAAAAGAAAAAGCCTTATATAATAAGGCTTTTTCAGTATAGGACGGATGGGGTTCGAACCCATGACCCCTACCCTGTCAAGATTGACAGGGAGGACATATGATTCGGACTTACTCCGACAACGTTTATAATTAATTGACCATCAAATTTAAGAACTCGTTAGTGTTATTATATGGTGGTCTATTCTAAAAGTAAAGTGGTTTGTCCAAAAAAGGAAGATAGTGGTCTAATAAAGTGGTTTTAATCTAATCCGCTGCCATGTATAAACACTTGGATCACTCACAAGATAACATTTCAATTGAATATATTTTGTTACCTTCAATGCCGTAATTGCTATTTGTGTAGTTGTTTGACTTGTGACTTGATAAGTAGTTGTATCGGGTGCGCTTACCATATCATCGGCAAAAATTTGCCAAGCCACATCTTCAGGAGATTCAACGGTTCCACTATAAACGTTTGCCGTGAATACCTTATTTTTGTTAATCACAATATCAACATAAGTAGCACTATTAGGTGTAATGGTTATTGACTTACTAACAGCAACTTGGAAATCAAGTGTTAGAGCGTAATAACTTACAACTGTATTATCAATGTCCAGTACCGCTTTAACATAAATTGATTCGGCAGCAGTACCAGTATTTGCATTAGTGACAGTGGCGACATTTGAACCATCTACACTAATTGTTGCAAGTGTTGAAGGAACAGCCGTTGTCTGGTCACTATAAACAAGTGAATAAGTGACAGATTGAGACACGGTAGAACCGTTCAAATATACGTGCTTATCTATAACAATTGATTCGCCATATACCAAGTCATGATCGTTTGTGCTGTTATAGAGATTCATTGTATAAACCTCTGGAGCATAAACGGTAATGGCGACTGTATCATAAATAAATCCATTGGTGGCGTTTGAAACTTTAATGCTACAAGTACCCTCAGATATTCCTGTCACAAGCCCTGTAACGCTCACAGTGGCAATGGATGGTGAAGAGGATTCAAATACAACTGGAACACTGTTTGTACTCGTCCAGGCTAATTGTAGCGTGTTACCGATTAGGATTGATGTGGCTGGATTTGTAATATCAACAGGACACGCTTTCCCTCCAGCAATACCGTTTGGAACATCGTCTAAATCCTTGTTAATCTGATCCTTATCACAGGACAAATTAGCAATTCCTTTTTGTGAGAATGTGTCTATCCCTGTAATCTTAAACATCTGACCATCAACAAAGAATCTATTGCCGATTTCTAGCCCCAATTCCTTATAATAATTGTTAGTAAAAACATTGATACTGCCATCTGCTACAGTTATTACCTTCCCCGATGTCACCCCTAAATCTCCAACAGTAATATAACAATCTACATGAATAAAACGGCATGAAGAATTGACAATTATAGTCTGCGGCAATCTTCGGATGATTCCTTTGTATTTGTTATAGCGCTCAGTATTTATCTCACTGATAAGCATATATTTATTACCTTCATAAACAACAATATCGCCACGATGGATAGGAGAAAGGGAAGTGATTTTCTTATCGTCATAACCACTATTAAGATTCGTGTTAGTAATGACTACTCGCGTAGGTGTAACAGATCGGTTTATATAAATATCCGTACCAATTTGACTCTGGATAAATTCAAAATCGGCTGTATCGTTGACATTGAATAAATCGAACATTGGATCACTCCTTTCATTAAGAGTTGAACAACATAAAGGTTGAACTATTACTATTCGTATCGTCTGTAACTGCCATCATGCGGATTTTCCGTTCTAACTGAAAAATGCGATTCTGGAGAGAATCAGCAAAATCAGTGATAGTGATATCATCAGATTTATATGACTTCATCAAAGATGGATTATTAGCAATACTGTTCAAGACAGATAGCGCTGCTGAATAAATATTACGTTTATCTGTATTGGAGGATGGAGAGTATTCCGCTTCGGGATTGGTTATTCCTTCTTCAGCAAGATAAACAGATAATTCAGCAGAGGATAAAGTGATACCCTGTGTTTCGAGTTGAAGGCGTTCCGTAAATTTCATGTTGATTGCTCCTTTGTATAGGGATTTTTGGGCATAGAAAAAGCCCACTGATAAGTAGGCTTGGAATAACAATTTTTATTCTTGAATTGCAGTCACAATTCCATCATCTAGATATACATACCTATTAGACTCATAAACCCATTGTTCAGATACACCATCTTTTGTTTCGGTTTTATTAATCTCTTTTGGTTTGCCCCATAAAGTTTGAAGTAGTTTTTCTTCAGTCATGCCAATGAAGGGGAGGGAGTCATTTTCTTTTTCTTTTGATGAAGACTTGGTATGATTAAATGATTCATAATTATGATCGAAGCCATTCACAAAATCCGATATCTGTTCTTTGAATTCTCCAACATAATTGTTTAATTCATTTTTAATTGAATCAACTTTTGGTTTTAACGAAGTGTAATTGTCTTCTCCATTTACAATTCCAGCGTCAAATTCAGTTCTTAGGTCTATGTAAGAGGTGATAACACTGAAACTTGGATCATCTCTTAATTTGTCTTCGTCTAAGTATCTATTGGCACTCATCCAATTTTCTGAATTAATTGAATTATACAAATCTTTATGTGATTGCTGTAGGCTTGATTCGGTTTTATTACCATTACCACACCCACTAATCCCTAAAACCATAATAAAAGTTATAGTGCTTACGAGTATTTTCCTAATCTCAATATTCCGTTTCATACTCTACTCCCATTTTACGGATTTATTGTATTTTTACTGTTCTACATATTTACTGATGTAAGAAGCATATTTTTTTCTTACAGATTCTTTTTTCAACTCATACTCTTGTTCGCTAATCATTTTTTGATCGAATAAACTTTTCAAGGTTTCTAATTCTTTGCTGGCTCTAGAGGCATAAACTCTTGTTTGTTCAATTTCTAATTGTCTTAGACTTTCTTTTTGATGTTTTACAAAAGCGATTATAAATAGCGGTATGGCAATAATAACGAATATAACTGGAAGGAAACTTCCTTTTCCAAATATGATAATAGATAAAAAACCAATAATGGAAAAGATGATTGCTGTCCAAGTGATTTTATTTATCCCATTCACTGGATCGCCTCCTAAACATTTTACCTAAATTCTACCACCTTCAGTTCTAGTAGGTCTATAGAATCAGAAAATTATATGGATAGTGGTCTGAAAGTATTAACTATGTAAAGCACTCTCACCATTAGGAGAAATTTGTACTTTTCCATCTTGACACAAATAAACAAGATCGTTTCCTAAAAAGTTTTTAATCGCTGCATTGATGTGGGAAATATTAAGACTATTACCACTTTTATTTTTGATACCAATGGCATCAAGACATTCCTTTTTATTATCGCTGAGAATCTGTAAAACTTGACGTTGAGTTTTAGACAGTTCCATATTATTCACCTCCCATATTTATGAAAATTCGACAGGAGGGAACATTTCCCTTTTTTATTTTTTTTATTTTCATGTGTAAATCCATACGATGCAGGACTCATTTCCAGTTTTGGGGTATCTAATCCAATTTTGAAGCCGATTTAGCACCGTATCATATGCACAATAGTACAAATCAGCGCCTAAAATCATTGAATTGGATGAATTTAGTCGATAATTAGACCACTACATTCACTAGGTAGCGGTTCGGATAGCATACAACTATACTTATATGCTATCTATGGCATATTTCATCATATATCACTTATATATGGTAAATAATAGTAAAAATTGATTAAAAATCGAGCGAAAATTTGAACAAAAAATCAGCCAAATGACACCATATATAATAGTAGTAGGGAGTTGCAGATTCACAACCCCTTTAATTGATATATAACGTGTGCGCGAATCACTATTGTTCCACGGGAAATGTTCCACGTTTTATCTACTCTATTATATATTCCACGCCATATCTTTACTTACTATTAGTTAGTCACTATTTTATTATCACCTTCATTACTCATATCATTATTGACACGCTCACCACTTAATCTTTCTAACTCGCTGTTTATATCTGTCGTATACGGGCTATGTCCAAGCACAGATTCCACACTGATAGCGCTCATCTCTCTCAACTTACTGAGATTATCAATGATATCCTTCTCAGATTGTGGCATAGCATATTGAAATACAATATCCAATGTGTTCCATTCATCATCTGTGAATACAATCCCTTGCAACTCAAGCAAGCGTCTAACCTTGTTATAGCGCATCTTCATACTGTCTTTTATATACTTCTCGCTGATCATGGCTTTAAGGTTACTCAATGAGAACAGTAGTTTAATGCTCACTTCACTCAGATTGCTTATGTCTGTCTTACCTAATACAATACCAGGCGTTGAACTGATATCAAGTAGACTCATCATAAGATGTTTATACAGTGTCTCAAACGCTTGATGATCAAACTTATTCTGAGCATAATAGAAATCGCTATCGGAATCTAAGGTTAAGCCTTGCCCTACAATTCGAGTAGATAATCCATCGGTATTCGTCAACATTTGTCCTTTTATAATTGGCGTGCCCACCAAAAAACGATAGAAAGCGTCCGAACTCTTTGAAATAAGATCTTCCATACTGTCGAGGATGGATTTGTAATCTTCTAAATCACTCCGTCCATACACATCATCAATAGGATTATCATTTCGATACAGCACAGGCAATCCAGTTAAATTGTCAAATGTTCCGCGACTCTGCAATGTTCCGCCACTATTACTATACTTCTCAACTCTATCATCATAGTAGACACTATAGAATGTAACGTTGTTAATCGTATAGGCTTCAACAAAAGCGACATAATCATTATCTGCTGTCACAACTGGATAGGAATCCGCTACATCTATCAGTTTACTTGTAATTTTGCCATCCTTAACATAAACATACTCATAAGCATTGCCGTAACGATTGACACTATGTACTAGATCAAAGTCCAGTTTATCATAACCATTCTTGTAAACAGTTTTAATCGCTTCTACAACCTTCTCGTTGCCAGTTAGAGTGACTTTATTACCGATAAGATATGCAGTCCCAAACTCAAGTAAACGCTTGGCATATTGAAGCACAATGCGTCTGGGAACGAACTCTTTCCCGTTAAACATCTCACTTGGTCTAGTGTTGATTAAATGTTTGCCAGAAATGTATTCTTTAATGTCGAGTATGTTCATAATTCTCATTTGGTTGTTGACTTCATCTACATATTCAACAAACCAATTGTTACTATAACCGAAATCATTTATAAAATCATTGATTGTACCCATTTGTACACGCTCCTTATATTATACGTACCATTTGTTTGCTTTCATGGCCTGAACACTTAAAGCATGGCTAATAACCAAGTCATCATGATTGTTTTTGCCTTTGACGTTGCCCATTTTGCCGTTATTTTCAACAAAAATAATCATTTGCTGTAAGGTATCCCTATCTTCAATAAGGATTAGTCCTTTTTCAAATGATTCTTTGAAGTCAGATATGAGAGTTGCTTTTGTCGCTTCAGTGGTAAGGAATCCTAATACTAATCTCTTGTTACCTTTCTTATCAAACGATCTATGTTTATATAGATTCATATATCCGTGGTCTTCACGTAGCCGTTGAATTACAGGAAGCCCGTAACTGTTCTTCTCAACCGCCAAGAACGCATAATTATAGAACCTACCAATGTCATTTAGAAATGCTGCAAACTCATATACGCTTATTTTATTACTAGCAAATGATAATACCTGAACTCCGTCTTCATCCATCAATGTTAAAGATGAACTATCGCCGCCTGAACCTGCCGAAACGTCTGAACCTCCAAAATATTTAACGTTACCGTTACTACGTTCGTTACGCTTCGGCAAATGGTAGACACTCAAACCTTTGCCTATATATTGGAGTATAGTTTCAGGTAATTCGGTTTTAAGTTGATCCTTAGACATAGGAGGGAGGACGTTTTCTAATCTCTCCAACACCTTAGTTTGATCAAATACATTTCGTCCGCTCGTCTTGAATGATTCTTCGGGAAACGAACAAAATTCGGTCTGGAAATCTATTAACGACATTGTGGAGAGTTTAAATTGCCGCCACATCAATGCACGCAATGATCCACCACTGTCATGGATACGTTTCTCTTCTTCCGTTAAATCCTTGGTACTCAAACGCTGCCCTTTATTTGATGCTTTATACCATTCCTCTGCAATATCCCACTCGTACTTGAACTGATTTTTATATGCTGCTGATAACCAACCATAGAAGAATGCTCTATAGTTGGTTTTACCTTTCCAACTCTTCATGAACAACTCATAATAGTGGTTGCTTGTGCCGTTTGAAGTGGTTTCGATAACGATTTTACTGTCTGGATTCTTCGCCAATGCTTGTGTAACCGATGTTAATAGTTTAGATTGATCAAGGTCATAGAAGGCAAACTCAGACAACAATACATATTGAAATGTACTACCCCGTCCGAGGTTAACATTTGGTGGGCTGACCTGTATCCGACTCCCATTGGATAGCACTAATTCATCTCGGTTATCACGAACTGTTTCAGGGAACTTGTATTTTGTTCTTGGCAAATTATCATTCATTAATTTTAAGCGTCCAAATAGTACGCTAACTTGCTTGCTGTCTTGAGACACAATCATATAACTGGAGTTAGGGCGATTAATTGCATTCCAGAGACAGTATGAAAGTGAGATGGTACTAAAACCAATTTGGCGGCTCTTGCTGATGATATTGTATCTGCCCATCTCTTTTACAAATGCTGCTTGTTCCTGATTGAAGACGAAGGGAATAAGGTTTCCCAAATTGTCTACGATTTTAACAAAGTTCTTGCTGAACAAAGTGAAATCTTCCATAACCAAATCAAATTTACTTTTCTTCTTTACAGTTTCAACAGCCATATATTTTCCTTTCCAGAACGCAAAAAAGGACTCAACAATTAGTCGAGTCCTCTTCATACATTCTTATGTATTTTTATTCTTCTTTCTCCTTATTTTTCAGCACAAGGATAATATCCTTCACCTTTTGAGGTAGTGGGATACCTAATTTACCGCCATTCTCTGTTATCGAAGTAAATTCAATCAAACAAAATGCACCACTAACACCATCAGTCACAATACCATTGCCTTTAAGTACAGCAACTTCAATTAAGTAAACGGCTCCGATCAGAAGGACAACATATACTTTCCTGATTAGCCCTAACGTTCCGATTCGACTATTAATATTCTTTTGGTAAATACCGACCATGAATCCAGTTATGAAATCCAACATCATGAGTCCCAGGAGTACAGTAAATACTAATCCAAATCCTCCAACCATCCACGACACAATTCCTGTCACGGCTCCAATTGCCAATTTGACTACAACATCAACACGTTCCAATTTGACACCTCCTTTCAGATTTGCTGAACCGCAAAATGCGGTTATTGATTCCTACATCTCCAAATCGTCATCCTCTTCATCTTTACCACTTGCCGAAAAGAAACGTTCCGCTTCCTTATTGTGCAAATTAATCTCCTTCATCAGTTTCAACATCATTTCAATATCTTTAGGATTAGGATCAGACTCAACTTTCTTCTTCAAATTTTCATATATAGTCAACAGGTCATTTGCCTGTTTAGCCGCTAACACAACGCTGACTATATGGCGGTATTCTGGGCTTCGCTCCCAACGGTAATAGGTTCCCATGCCTTTCAAATCAACCTGTTTTAAGAACTCTTCTTCAGTCATATTCCGCTCATTTTGCATCCAGATATTGAATTTGTACTTTATGTATAGTTGCTTTTTGTATGGCAACTTCTTTAACACATCATAAATGGTCATAGCCATGTCTTAACCTCCCACGCAAATATGATAAATACCTTTGATAACATCACAGACAGCAAAAACAAATGTGCTAATTAAATAACCAGCACAAACGTAAACAACGACTTTGACCAATTTATTAACGATTTTCTTCATTACATTTTTCATTAAAATTATCTCCTTTGATTTCCTAATAATTGAATAACAAAAAGAAGGGTCAACTGCTCACCCTTCCAATCACCCTACCTATATAGTTGATGTTCAAAATCATACAATAACTCTTATGAATTTTTGCTTAGAATGGATATGAACGACTCAATCAAACAGACTTGCTATGTCAATTTCATTTTCTTGTTTTTTGATTCTATTCATTTCATCTTCTTGGCGCTTCTTTTCTAATTTGATCATGCGTCTACGTTCTGTAAGTGATTCATTTGTTTCACTGTATCCGTCATAACTAACAAAGATATCTCCTTCATGTTCAACATCAGGTGCAAGACCATGATTATTTTCAATTAACATTGCATCCCTGAACTGTGACACTTTATATAAAATATCTTTACTCATTTTGCTGTCTGATAGTAAGTCTTTAGCATAATCAAACACTTTATTAAATGTATCAGTTGACAGTCTTGGAGTTCCTGCGTTCGTTATTCCACATACCAATGACTTAATACTAATCTTTTTAATTTTATCCTTAATCTTTCCATACTCCGCATTTTGTTGAACCACATATATTAGAACATCGTTAATATTTAAATCATCAGTTAATAATACTGATCCTTCACGTTCAATGACATGCGTGTCTGATTCGTAATATTGTTTAATGCTTTCTTGTTCTGTGTTAAACGCTTCCTCTTGTTTAATTTTTCGTTCCTTTACCTTCCCATATTGATCAATCCAAGAGTTGATGTCATTCATATCAAATGTTCTTGCCATAGAAGTAATAACGTTTCTAGATCTCTTAGTAAACGCTGGTTCAATTCCCAACTCTTCGCAAGTCATCATAATATTAATATCATCTTCAACAAGAGCAGCATTAACAGTTTTACCTTGTTTATTTATAGTCTTTCTGCCCCAATTACTATGTTGAATTTTACGTTGTAAATATTCAAGTGTTACCTCACCATACATAGTCATAAACAATTCCGAATCAGTAGGGGTGTCGGTTGAAACTACATCCTCAGTAACAGTTGTTTCAGGTTCAGTATCAACTTCAAATACACCACGAATAAAATAAGTGTTAGGTTTTTTGCTATATTGACCGTTCTTACCTTGGAAGACTTCTCCTTGAACATATTTGATTAACTTTTTCTCTTTCATAGTTGCAATAGTTCGTTCTGCTGTTTTGATATTACAATCAAATAAAGTTGCGATTTGCTCCATACTATGATTGAATCCTTTTGAATTAAAACGTTGCAAAACACACATAAAATACAATTCATTTGGATCAGTTGTTCTACTATAAACATCGTTATAGATTGATTCTGATTGAATGTAATCAGTAAACGAAATCAATAATGTTCTATCATAGTTTGTTTTACCATTAAAAGTTAATTCGTCATAGTTGCTAATTGTAATTACACCTTTAGATTGTAAATTTGCAATTTGCTTTAGAGTATTAACCTTGTCATTGGTTGGTCTTTTCTTATCCTTGTAAACAGTTTGAACTTCAGATATTCTAGAAATAGTTGTTTCAGCCATATTCAAAAATGGATTCCATCTTGCTGCTAGAAGAGAATAGAAGTACCATTCTTTAGGTGTCAACTTAAACTCTCCGTTTTCCATAAAACAATTATAAAATTTAATAAAACCCTTCTCGTAACTCATTAGACATTTCTCCTTGTTATAGATGCTTTTCATTTTTTCATGTTTTGACCTTGAACTTGATCTTTCCAATAGCGTAGCGAAAAACAAACAAACTTTCTTCTTTATGTTGGTAGGTTTTATGTTAATAGGTCTTATGTTGATATCGCCCCAGTAAACACTCATTGCAATGTATAATAATTGGGGTATAGGAATACTCACTTCAATGTATATTTAGTGGGGTATCGGTATACTCATTGTAATGTATATTTAGTGGGGTGTCGGTGACGTTAATCACTCACTTACATGTATATTCATTGGGGTAATGGTTTTCTTTGCAATAATATATTCATTAATGCACTCAAACAGATATTCGGATTTGGTAAACTGCCAAAACTGATCCTTCGTTTTTACATTAAGACCGGAACAATTCCACTCGATATTCTTATCAAATCTCAAAAACTTTCTCAATCCATTGTCATACACATAAAAGAAACCTTTGTCGCTTACTTGATATTCCATTATTATTATCTCCTTTGAGTTGAATAATAGGAGAGGTAAGCGAATTTTCACGTTCACCTCACCAATTAAGTTAATCTACTTTATGTCCTGCTGTCGTGTATTTGAATTCATTTTTACCTGTCAAAGCAAAACTGAATACGCTAGGCTTTGAAATCCCTATAGCAGAATGTCTACCACGATTTTCAAACGCATAACTTTTTTTAAAACTCTCTTCTGACAGTTTCAGGTCAACGTCAAATAAGCCTTGCATGGCTGCAAGGTCAATTGTTGTTTCTAGATGTCCGTTGTTGACAAGAATCTTGCCGTTTAGATTAAACTTGCGCTTAACATCATAGTACGCCTGTGTAGACGTTTCATGCTCCAGCGTGTCTATTAAATCATATAATTCTAACTGCTCCATATAGCGGCTGTGAGTGTCTTTAAAATCCTTGCTGTAATGTCCCATGTAACTAGAATCAATGGCTAGGAGGATTAAACGGGCTTCTCTACTCTTAGGAATGGGGATATTGTAATAGGATATGATTTGTAGGAGGGTAGAACCTGCATATTTAGTGAAATAGTTCCTGCGGTTGATACCATTGATTGCGTTAATGTTGGCTGATTCAGTATTCACTTTGTCATTTGGCATTATTTTAACTACATGATTATCCCATGTCATTCCTTGTTCAACGGCAATATCAACGCATACTGTAGGTTTATGTATATGTTCCGTGGAATAAATTGAATTGAAATCATAAAAGTATTTGACTTCGTAACCGAATAATTGACTTAGAATAGCGCAAGAGAAGAGGGAATCCAAATCATCAGACATACATAGATTAAATTTGCCTTGTTCTTGATTATTACACCAATCTGGAAATTGTGCTTTAAGTTCATTTTTCATAATTAGATGAAATGAAGATCATCTAACCCATACTTTTGATACTCCCTATCAAAATGATTGGTTTGAATTTACTTGTTACAGTATCCAATCGTTTCAACAAAAGGAGTTAAATTGAAAATTCATTCATTTTTTACACCTACCTCAATAAAGTTTTTATATTGCTTGATTCTGTACTCTGACATTTCGCCTTTGTTGTTCTCGTATAGAGATATGAGAGTGCTGGAACATCCTAAATGTGCTGCAACTTCATTTTGTTTGATTTGCTGCTGAATCCGTTTGACTTTCCACTCCATTCGATCATTCATTATAGTTATCTCCCTAAATAAATTTATAAAAATAAAGAGGTGAGCGAAATTTTACACTCACCTCTGAAATCAATTACCGCATTTTGCGGTTCGGCATTATGTTTTAGGCTTTCAGAGTATACTGTGCAACGGCTTTCTTGCTACCAACACGAAGAGTTGCTTCGGCAGTAACCAAACCACGGATACTATCTCCGGTTAAAGCGAGTGCCGTAAACTCAGGTTGACGCAAGTAGTCAAGAGACAGAGCACCAGCATCAAAGATTGTCATCTTGTTAGCGGCTGCATGACGGGACAGCACAAAGTTAACCGAACCGTAATTGGTTCTCACAATGTCTACAATCAAACCGAAGACATTTTGCTGTGCAATGTAACTGTATTTATCTTTGTACAGAGCATCTACTTGTTCTTTCAGATCAGCGTTAACCAGTGCGAAGTATTGACCGGATTGATTACCCTGATCCCACAACTTTTTAACTGTTGCTTTGATTTCATCTTCGGTAATTACACCGCTTGCTGCACCTGTTAAAACGTTAGAAGTATGCGCCCACTTCTCAATACCATCCATCTTACGAATGAAAGGAGTCAGGGAACCATCGTTACGAGCACCTGAAGTGATTGCTTTCTCCATTGCTACTTTAACTTCAAGCAGACGGTCAGCAACTTCACCGGAGAAGAGATTACCCTGACCAGTAACATTGATTGCATTTGCTGTTCCGCTAATGGAAGCCCCTTTCTGGAAGATTTGCAGAATGTTATTGAGTTCAGCACGACCCGATTCATAGAAAACAGGGGATTCATTACCTTCAACAACACTGATATCATCAGTAGTATCGAGTGACTTTTCTCTCCATGTCTGAACAGTACCGTTTGCTTTGCCTACAAGACCTTTAGCCATCAATAGGGAAGTCAGAGGAGTGTCCTGGATACCGATTTTTGCAATTTCATTGACCAGACTAATTTTTTCACCAGCAGTAAGATTCGAAGTTTTAAACATTAATAATCATCCTTTTCTAATTTTAGTTTTGTTTTAGTTGAACAGTTTTGCTAATTTTGCACCGATCATTTCAGTTACATTTCCACTAGCGGCTGCTTGATCATAAGCCGTTGTTTGTTTGTGAGTGTCAGGGACATAACCATTGTTGATTTTACGAGCATCAAGAATCTTGGACAATTGAGTAATCTTGGCTTTTAATTCATCTGCATTAGAGACATTCAGAAATTCAGCAAAGTCATCGAGTTTATTCGCTTTCAATTCAATGCCGATTTCCTTTTTAAACAATTCCTGTTCACGTTGTTCCAGTGCTTTCTCAGCATCTGTCTTATCAACAGGTTTAAATTGCAGCAACTCATCACGTTCAGTGGTTAGCGGTGTTAGTACCTCAGTTTCCCAAGTAGTCTTCGTGTCTGCTAGCATCTGGTCGATGTGTGCTTGTTGCTCCGGCGTAAATTCCATTCATATCATCCTCTCTAATTTGATTTGGACATATCCTCAGTAAATTTTTTTACAAAAAAAAGAGACGTGCTAAAAATCAAGCGCGTCACTCTATATGTAAAGAGAGGATATGAAGTTGTTACGAAGGATAACCAATCCTTCATTCAACCCACGTTGAAACATGGATTCAATGAAAATTTGAGTATTCTATCATATATATAAAATTTATTGGAATGGTGAAAAAGTCAATGTTTATATGGTTATTTTGATGTTTTCTAAAGCGTTACATTTTTCATTCGATGTTTTCTTCCCTTAAACACCATTAAGCAAACATTGATTTATAGGGTTATTTGCTGTTTTAAGACTCCTTTATCGTGCAGGAGAGACTAAAATACGTTGATTTTTAGCCATAACGCTTTTTTAGGAATGTCGGACACATACACTTTATCTATCCCTATTAGGCGTTTCAATAATCGGCTAAAAAGTCCAGTGTTTATACATAGAATTTCATTTTCTCATTTTCCTAAAACTCATTTCCAGATCAGAAATGACCCCTATCATATGGGAACCTTTGACCCTATCAAATTATCCAATGATACCAATGGTTTTTTGATGATTTTCAAAAAAAATTCCGTTTTTTTGATGAAAATGGCTAAATACGACTTGATAAAACTGTAGTTTTACGAGGTCTTAGTAAAACTTAAATGAGGATAGCGGGGGAGTGTCCACTGTTTAATGCAAACCCAAATATTGATCCTTACTATCCCTTATTAGCAGTTTTGAGATTTACTCAATTTAGTGGCACAAACAATAGGGTTTAAGCATGTTTCTAAACATCTAGTATTCGATTTCTAAATGCTAACATTCTATTCCATATATAAGAAATAGACTCGACTTATCAATGAGCCATGTAAACCCTAGAGTTTTAAAGGGTTCTAAACCATGTGAATCGAATTCCTAAAACTTCACATCAATTTTATCGCTATATTCTCCTTATTAGGGTTTTTAACTTTTGGCTGTTTTACCCTTTTAATATGTGGAGTTTAAAGGGTTTTCTAAAACATGTGAATCAAATTCTGAACCCTTAACATTTTCGGAAGTCACGATTCGTTACATCCGTTACATTACCATCTTCTTCACTATATAAAAAATTTGAGTTGATGAAATGGAGTAGGAAATACATAGGGGAACTGTGAGTTTCTAAAAGTCGAGAATTCGATTTCTGAATGGTAAAGTTTTTGCCAAATTAACATTATGTTCATCTGCCAACTATAACGCTGGTTCAGAGTGAACCCGCAACTACTCTTCACTAATATAAAAAATATCCTCAACACAAATAACTCAGGAATCATAAGGCTGAGTTGAGTGTTTTCATTTTCTCGCTTTACGCTTCCCTTAAACACCATTAACCAATATTTTACATATTTTAAAATACACTAAAAAATCAACGTTTAATGATGATTATTCTATGTGCTATGTTACTTTTTAGGATTTTTTCATTATGACATTTACAAAATACGTTGATATTATTGAGGAAACAGAAATAATCCAATTGTCCACACAACGTCATTGATCAGTACCGCATTTTGCGGTTCTGATTTTCTGTCTCCCTAAAACACCATTTCATTTTTGTAACCTTTAGCAATTTACGTTGATTTTATTGACTCCCCAAAATTGGATAGTAAGAATTGAGGTGCGTTATACCGCGAAAAATCAACGTATAACGAAAAAATCCTAAACCCTTAACTTTTTTTCAATCCTTACTATCCCTTATTAGGTGTTTTAGATTCAATAAGAAAAACCATTGATATAACTGGAGAAATAGAAAAATCCTAAAGCGTTACAGAGCATAAAAACTCATTTTGCACGTCCAAAAAACACCTACATTTTCATTGCCGTTATCATCAATAATATACGGCTCGCCACCATCAGGAAGTGATGCATTAACAACTTTGCTTCGTTTAATCGGATACATCTTACCGACTGTAACAGCGTCATTTTGGGGATTACTCATGATCCGTACAAATTGTGCTTCATCTTCATTTTTGGTAAGGGTAACAGTGGCTTTCATTATTAGGACTCCTTCGTAATAAATAATATAAGGTTTTGTTATGTAGGGTAGAGGGTACTGTTAACACCCTCATACCCAATGATACACTCTAAATCATGATGAATTTATAAGAAAATTGGACTAAGAATTGATATCAGGGTAGTGATAAGAACCAATCTCTTCGGCAAGTTTAAAAATGGAAGTTGTACTTTTTTGATTACCTTTATAGCCATTGATCCAGCGTGTAACGAACTCTTGACGATCTTTCTGGGTGACAAGCAAAGATTTAAGTTTGTTGTATACTGCACCAGCAGTTTTAGGTGTTTCAGTCATACCCATAATGTACTCAATTGTAATTTCCTTGGCTGGCTTCGTTTGGATTGTCATTTTAAATCTCTCCCTAAAAGTTATTTGATTAACAAAGCATATTACTAAAAAAAGTAAATTTACAGACTTGATATAAAAATGGAGATATGTTGCTGAGTCGAATAATGTCGTTATTTTGAAATATTTATAAATCAATGGAGTTTAATGGATTGTATTTCTCATTTTGTTCAGCCAGAGCCGTACCCCATAGCGCAAAATACCGAAGGGTCATAGAAACATTGGTATGCCTGAGGATTTTCTGCACAGTTCCGATATCACAACCTGAAACAATCATGCGGTGGGCTGCTGTATGTCTGAATGTATGGGCTGACAATCTCACATTTTTGAAGTTCATGATTGCTTTAAGGTGTTTGAATACCATTTTTAAAGCATTATCAGTCAATTGCTTTCCGTCTCTGTCTGTAAAAACATACTCAGGGAGAGAAGAGAAATACTTTTCCGCAAACATCCGGTATTCAACAAATTCACGCTTTAATTTGTCCGTCATAGGAATGCTGCTAGCCATTTTCTTCTTGCCATTAACAGTGATGATTTGATTTACTAGATCAACGTCTGACCACCTCAAATTTACAGTTTCGCCTAAGCGACAGGCAGATCCAATTAGGAAAATGATTATAAAATAATCACGGTAGGAGTAGAGTGATTTATCACGAAACTTCAACTTCTGATAGAACCGAAGCATCTGCTTGATTTGCTCATCTGTAAACACTTCAATTTTCACGTTCTCTTTTGCGAAGGTGATTCGTTTTGTGGGATTAGTTTTAGGGGTGAAGAGTTCCATTTCAGATTCAAAATAATTGAAAAATATCTTGAGGATATGCAACTTGGTGTTTATAGTCGAGGGATTATTACCTTTTTCCTTAGCAGCAAGGAGATACTGCTTAACGAGGGATGCTGTACAGTCTTCGACATTAATAATTTCATTATTGATACAGTACTCATGAAATTTACCCATTTCAGCCATATAAGCGGCAAGGGTACGGTCAGATACATTACGATATTCGCGGTCAGATTTAAACTCGGATAATGCAAACTTCATCAACAT